GAAGCTATTGATGACTTATTAGAATTATTAAACGGCTATCACTAGTTCTAATTATTTTTCTATATTTATTGGTAGAACATCTATAAATCTTAACTATGGCAACTGTATCTATCTGGCCGGGCTCTAGCTCATTCGCAACATATTCATCTTCGTATTCATCGGGGACTGGGTCCTTACCACCTACTCCTTTTGGTTTTTACGACAACGATTTAACTTTTCAATCAGATGCTGATAAAATAGCAGATTATATAGCAAATACAAATGTCAAATCAGGATCAGAAAAAGTTGTTGGAACTTTTAAAAAATTTGTTGGTGAATTATTAGCTGGTTATTTAACACCTTTACAAAATGTTACAGATGCTATGGCAGAATTTTTTCCAGAAATGCGTATATCAAGAGATACAAAAAGCGAACCTTTTACAGGTGCATTTAAAAAAAGATTTTTAAGTACAGATTTACCTGAAGCTACATCAGCTACTAATTATATAATAGATAAAAATGGTAAAATTAAAGCTGCACCATTTGTAAAAGAATCTCCTTTGCTTGGACAATTTTCAGGATTAAGATTTATAACTCCAAAAAATGCAGCAGAAAAAGAATTTGATAAATTACAAATAAAATATAACGAAATATATAGATCAACTGGAATACCTGAATTAGATAGAGCATATAAAGATATTTATTCTTACTATGTAGGTAATGGTATTTCTAATTTTGTTCAAACTCCATATTATAAATCTTTATCTTTTAATCAGAAAATTTTTGTTGTTAAAAGATTGTTAGATACTGCAAAAAGAGCAACTAGAAAAGAATTACAAAGTAAAACAGAATTAGCTCCATATTTATTACAATATAAATTTAACAATTTAAGTAGAGAAAAAAGAAGAATATTAAATGATACAATAGGTATTGATTATATAAATTCATTAATAGATGGTTTAAAAGATAAAGAATTAAATAAAATAGAAGTTCCAAAATTTAAAAAGGATTAAAATGCCAACACAATCTCAAAAAAATTCTCAAGACATAATTAAATTACAAGGTGAACTAAAATTAGTACATCAAAAGATTGATACCATTAAAAACAATCATCTAGCTCACATGGATGAAAAGATTAATAATATATATAAGGTCTTATGGTTCGTAGCTGCATTAAGCATATCAAGTCTGGTCAATCTAGTCTTAAGTCTAATAGGTTAGATATTTCTGCAAGACAAAAGAAAACTTCCATTAAAGGTGTGGTGGGTGAATATGAAGCTATAGCAAGGCTAACAAAACAAGGATTTTATGTAGCAAAAAGTTGTGATCCAGCTTGTCCATTTGATATTGTTATAGTAGATAAAGATGGTAAAATACAACTGCTAGACATAAAAACAAATACCTATAGAAAAACAAACAAAGGTAAAAGTTTAAAAAACAAACCTAAAGGTTCTTACAGAATATGTAGAAGTCCTACAAAAGAACAAAAAAAATTAGGTATAAAATTAATAATGGTAGATTATGAAAAATAAACCACTTAACATATCTGAATCGGCTGCTGTGCAAATGCCAATGAAAACAGTAGCTAGTTTAATTATTCTAGTAGCTATGGGTGTATTTGCATACACAGAGCTAACTTCAAGGTTAGTATCTTTGGAAACCTCAAGAGAATTATTTGAAAATGATTTACTTAAAAAATCAGAACAAGTGCCTGTAGATCAGGAGCAACATTTTTTATTAGAAGATTTATATAAATCTGTAGAAAAAATGGAAGAAACTCAAGAGATGAATATGACTAACAAAGTTAATATAGAATTTTTAAGAGATCAATTAGAAAAAGCATTAAGTGATATTGAAGATTTAAAAGATAAGGTTAGAGCAAATGGAAAGAGTTATTAAAAATAAAACTTATTTATTTATTAACAAATTCTCATTAGCTTGGTTAGCTTGTATGTTATGTATGGTTAGAGGAGATTTATCTGTATTAAATATTAATCATGCTATTATTGCAAGTAAGACAGGTTTTTTAACAGGAATTATTGTTGTGTTGATGTCATTAATAAAAATTAATTTTAGATACAAGCTACCTATCTTTATGTTTATAGGTTGCTTTATTGGAGATCTTATTACTCATAACACACATTATGGTTACTGGTGGACAGAAGCAGCTATTACTGCATTGGTTGCATCATCATTAAGTTTTGCAATTACATTTACACCTGCTGGTAAAAAATTAGAGGAATTTTTAAAATGATTGAAACTGTAATAGCTTTATTGATGATCGTTAATAACGAAATAAAAGAACATAGAATACAAGAGTCTATGAGTGAATGTTTAAAAGGTAAAAGAGTAGCCTCAAGATCAATAGACAATAATGTTTCTTACCAATGTATTAAATCAAAAGCAGAATTAGAAGATAATATAGATGGTAGTAAATCAATTAAAAAATTAATATTAGAATAATGGATAAATATATATACAAAATTTTAGGTTTCTTTGATACTTGGTCAGAAAAATTAGATAAAGTATTTTTCCCACCAAAAAAGAAAAGAAAAAAGAAATGCAAAGATTGTAAATGCAACTGCCATTGTAAAGAAGAATTACATACACATTGGTATGATGGCGATCTTTGTGCTTGTGATAACTGCAAACATTAAGGATTTTATGAGGTGTAATTATGGAGAGATTTGTGATAATATTGGAATGTTTATGCAGAAGATTATATGGTCTTGTTTGGAGATGGAGAATAAGATTAACAACAAACTTGGAGAGAAAAAATGTACGAAGAACTAAAAGAAGAAATTAAATTATGTGAAGGTTATGTTCCAAAGATTTATAAATGTTCAGAAGGATTTGATACTATCTTTTATGGACATAAGATAACACCTGATGATGATTATGAAAGTGATATAGAATACACTAAAGAAGAAGGTGAAAAAGTATTTGAAGAAGATTTTAACAGAACACTACAAGCTGCTGAAAGACTAATAGGTGAAAGAAATATTAATTATATTGCTAAAGAAGTAATTGTTAATATGGTTTATCAGATAGGCGAAGGGGGTGTATCTAAATTTAAAAATATGTGGAAAGCTCTTGATAATGAGGACTATGGTGAGGCATCATTTCAAATGCTAGACTCACTTTGGGCAAAACAAACACCAGCTAGAGCAGGTAAATTAGCTGGAAAAATGAGGAGTGCAAAGTCATAATGTGGTTAAGTATAGCATCTAAATTAGTTCCAGGCATGATTAAAACTGGTATGTCTATTGCTTCCAATAGAAGAAAGACTAAAGAATTAGAGTCAGTAGCTGAATTAAAATTAGCTGAACGCATGGCAAATGGTGAAGTAGAATTTAAAAAAGCTGTTATTGATTCACATAGAAATGATTGGAAAGACGAATTTTGTTTAGTGTTAATTTCAATTCCTCTGCTTTTATTAGCTTGGTCTGTGTTTAGTGATGATCCAGATATACAAGCAAAGATAGATATATTTTTTGACAAGTTTGCAAATCTTCCAATGTTTTATCAAGCTCTTGTAGTCGGTGCATTTTCTACAATTCTAGGTATCAAAGGTGTTTCTACTTTTAAAAAAAAATAATGTCTGACAATATAGATTTAATTAACGAATATAAGGATCAGGTTCGTATTCTGAAACAAGAGGTTGCAGAATTACAGGATGCTGGTAAATCTAAAGATTCAGCAAACAAAAGATGTTTGCAAAAATTAGAACATTTAACCAAAGACCTTGAAGATGCTAATGATAAGATCAAAAAGTTGGAGGATAAGAAGGATGATAAATGAAAATAATGCTAACAATAGTTATGTGCAGTACCATAGCCAACACTTGTTTAGACCCACATACTTTTCCAAAAGTATATGATAGTTATTATGAATGCCTTCTTGATGGCTACCAAAAATCATTAGATAAAACTAAAGAAATAGGCAGACAAGAAACAAATCAATTTCAAATATATTCAAAGTTTGGTTGTCAGGAAGTAGTAGTACCTCCACCTAAACCAAAAGTAAAAGCATGATTTATTGTGTAGTATGGAAACAAGATGATAAATATAAGATGTTCACTAATACAATATTTCAATCTGAAGATAAAGCTATTGAATTTGCAGACAAACAAAAGTCCATGCGTAAAAAACATGATTGCAGAGTTGTAGAATTTGATTATAAATACTTTGATGGAGTTGATAAAATAGATTAATGGCAATAGATAAATCAAAAATGAAATGTAATTCACCTAGACGACAAGTACAGGGTGGTAAAAAATTTGTAGTAAAAGCCTGTAAGGGTGGTAAAGAAAAGATTATCAGATATGGTGATGCCAACATGACAATCAAAAAAAATAACCCTGCAAGAAGAAAGAGTTTTAGAGCAAGACACAAGTGTGCTACTGCTAAAGATGTATTTTCTGCAAGATATTGGTCTTGTAAAAAATGGTAAGGTCTATTATAAAATTAATAGTCAAAGCTAGAATGCTATATGCTGATTTAAGAGGTCATCATGGTAAAAGATGGAACTATGAACCTGGCGATTGGTATATGGGTCGTAAAAATAAAAGGAGATAACTATGTATATGAAGAAAAAAAAAGATAAGAAGAAGAAGAAAAAGAAAAACAAAAAAATGAAAAGCAAATATTAATTATCAGGAGTATCTACTAGTTAGATGGGAATGTTGGAGGGTTAAAAAATTATGCCATTAAGTAAGTATAGTGCAAAGCAAAAAAAATTAGCAAGAGTTGCACCACCTAGAAATAAAATTACAGGTGCAGATTTTAAAGCTATGAAAAAAAGAAAAAAGAAAAAGAAAAAAGTATGATGAAAAAATCTGTTAAAGCACCTAAAGGATTTCATTGGATGAAAAAAGGTAGTTCATATAAACTTATGAAAGGTGCATACAAGCCACACAAAGGTGCTGTTAAGATAGCTAAATTTATGGTACAAAAAAGACATAGTGCATGAAGCAACATATCTTAAAAGCATTAGAGAAAAGATATGAAGCTCAAATTTGTGAAGCTGAAGCAACAATAAAAATATATTTTAACAATAGTGTTGGTATTGGAGAACACCCACAACACATAGATGAAGTAGATAAGTTAGTAGAAAAGATTGCTAACGCAGAAGAAAAATTAAAAATTGTAAAGGAGTTAGATAATGGCTAAATTATGTGCTGCTGGTAAAGCTGCAGCGAAGCGAAAATTTAAAGTATATCCATCTGCTTATGCAAATATGTGGGCAAGTAAGTATTGCAAAGGTAAAGTTGGTAAAAAGAAAACTAAAAGAAAAAGATGAGTTTAAGAAAGTGGACATCAGAAAAATGGGTGGACATTGCCAATCGTAAAAAAGGTGGTGGCTTTCCTCCATGTGGTAGATCAAAAGGAGAGAAAAGAAAAAATTATCCAAAGTGTGTACCATTAGCAAAAGCTAGATCAATGTCTGCAAGTCAAAGAGCCTCTGCTGTTTCAAGAAAAAAGAAAGCTGAAAGAAAATCCAGAAAAGGCAAAAGACCTAACTATGCCAAAACATAAGAAAGTCTGGAAGAAACCAAAAGTAATAATCATAGACATAGGAAAGTGTAAATATTGTGGTCAAGACATGACCAACCAAGATAGCTTTGTTGCTTTCTATCCCAAAGGTAAAGCTCATTATGAATGTATGCGTAAAGCTGATGATGATAAGACTTATGAAAATAAAGTTTAAAGGCGACCATATTTCAGATCGCCTTAATTTAAACTATTCTTCTTTAGTTTCGTATGTCATTGGAAAGTGTCTAATCTTACTTGGTGTTTCTT